GGAAGATTGCGAGATATCAAAGCCGCCGCAGTCGTGGCGCTATGTGGAGGTGAGCAAGAATGAGATGTGACTGTTGCCTGTTATGCCCTATCGCCGAGGACGATGTGTGCCTGGAAAGCGAGGGCAAATACGGAATAGAGCACACTGACGGTATGTTAGGCTGCAAGCACCCCAGAAACTGGGGTGAAAAGAGGAGCAATGAACACGACACTGCACTCGGCGAAATGGGAACGGATATGGGAATTGAAATGGACTTCACCCCAGAGGAGCTTACAAAAGTGATTGACCTCTGCAAGCACATGGTGGGGCTTGATTATCAAAAGCCATACCACAGGCATGGTAAGGCTTTTTACAGACCGTATCGCAACTATTTCGCCGATGGTATTCCCGGAAACAGGCTGCTTAACAAATTTCCGCACTGGATTATCACCAAATCACAGAGCGAAAAACATGTCTATTACAAGCTGACAGCAGATGGTTTAAAGTGGCTCGGCAGGCAGCTTGGCATAACGATAAAGGAAGAGAGGGACTGATATGGTCAACACAGGAATGAGGACATTAATAACCAGAACCATGAGAGTTTTCGCAAAAGAAGTCCACGAGAACGCAGTAAACCACGGCTGGTATGACGAGGAGCGTAGCTTCGCCGAACTGATAGCGCTCTGCCACCAGGAGCTTTCCGAAGCGCTGGAAGAATACCGCAATGGACATCAGCCGGACGAGACCTATTACAGCGATGGCGGCAAGCCGGAGGGTATTCCCTCCGAACTGGCTGACGTGATTATCCGCATACTGGATATGTGCGGGAAGTACGGCATTGATATCGGCGCGATGATCGCTGAGAAACATGAGTTCAACAAGACCAGACCGTATAAGCATGGAGGTAAAGTGATATGACGCGTGAGATACTTTTCCGCGGGAAGCGGGTGGATAACGGCGAGTGGGTCGAGGGGTATTATAGTCCTGTTAATATTCCAATCACGGGAAATATGGGGCATTTTATCAACGTAGGCGGTTATCGTGCCGTTGAAATTGACCCCGAAACAGTCAGTCAGTTCACCGGGCTTTGCGACAAGAACGGCAGGAAGATTTTCGAGGGGGATATCGTCTGCTACGAAGACGAAATCGGGGTTATAAAGTACGATATGGGAGATGCACGGTTCATTGCAAAGTTCAACGGGTGGGTTGGGAACTTCGCAGATATGGCAGGCGATTGGTTTGAAATCATAGGCAGCATCTACGATAACCCGGAATTATTTGACGGAAGGGAAACGTAATGCTCTGGAAAGATTTTAAGGATAAAGGGGAATGCGATGGTTGCCCATTGTTGGAGTACGCATTCTGTCCCGGCGGTACTGCTTGTTATGGCGGAGTACCTATAGAACCGCCATGCTACACTTTTAAGGACGACACAGACCTAGACAAATGGGTTGATGATGCGTTTGCCCAAGAACGCATAGAAAAAGAACAGCGAGAAGCAGAACTGAAAAAGAAAGAACGAGCCAAAGAACGAGCCAAGAAAGCTGCGGATACTCGAAAGGCATTAAGCTGGTATTGCAGAGACGAAATCCATGCGTTGAAAAAGGCCCGTAAAGCACTTGAAGCACAACGCGCCTTAGAACACTTTGCTTCTAGCGTTGCAGAGGCAGTAAACTTCGCTAACGAGGCATTCTGTTACAAAGAAAGAGTAGGTGTGAAACCGGAAGTATCTGCTGAGGTTTTGCGCTTGGAGGCAGAAGTTGAATTAGCAAAGAAAGCATACGATTCCAAAAGAGAACAGTTTTATGCTGAACGCAAGAATAAACAAATGGAGGTGAGCGGGAATGACTAATCGTGAGCATCTCGCAGTTGCACTCGGATTTTCTGAGTACGAGGACAAAGATGTAGCGGATATCATTTCGGACAGTCTTATGGAGATTACGGACGAAGATGATTGTTCGGTGGCAGTGATATGCGGCAGGGATAAGGAGCTGCTGACTGAATGGCTCGGAAAGGAGTGCAAGGAATGAGTGATATATTTCTTTCAAGGCGCATTTTGAAAAAGAAGCTGGCGTATGTCTTTAGCACATGGAAAGTAATGCCTCCTATTCGGAAAAACATAAACGAAGTTATTGAGAAGTCTGTTGTTGGTGACGTCGTTCGCGTTGGACGTGAACCCTCTGGGTTCACGGATATGCGCGGAAAAACCATCTGCAACGGTGATATTGTGATGTGCCACAACAATCCGAAAGACATTTACAAAGTTGTTTTGGGCGAGTTCAATGTAATAGAACTCGAAACGTTTGAGAGTGTTGAAAATGTTGTTGGGTGGCACACCGAGGTTATTCCGACTGCTGACCCTCTTAGCAAACTTGAGCCGTTTAACCTGACTATGCCTCTTAACAAATTTTACCTTGAGCGCAGTGAGATGATTGTTATAGGGAACATCTATGATAATCCTGAACTTTTGAAGAGACGTTTGCTTTGATAGACGACGTGGATGGAGGTGACACAGATGTCTGAAATCAAATTAAAGCCCTGCCCGTTCTGCGGGGGTAAGGCGATTATTATGCGCTTGGAGTGCCTGGAAAACGGCTTCGTGAGCTATTATGTTTCACACAATGATCCGTTTAATTGCGCATACGAAATCAGGCAACATAGCGCAAGCGAAACTATGCAGGAAGCCGCTAACAAATGGAACAGGAGGGCTGATACCAATGACCCGTGAAGAACTGGAGCAGATATACTATCTCCACCGGGAACTGCGTATGTGGGAGCAGGAGCTTGAACGGCTCCGCTGCCGCTCGCTGGTACGTTCGCCGCAGCCGAACGCCGGAAGCAGTTCCGGAACGTCCGACAAGGTCGGGGAGCTTGCCGAAAGGCGCGTAGACCTTGAGCGCCGCATAGAACTCAAGCGCGAGGAGATTCAGCAGCGCCGCGACGAAGCTGTTGCGTTCATCTACGATATTCCCGACAGCCTGACCCGGCAGATAGTCTACTACCGCTGCGTGAGCCTGTTTGGCTGGACACGCGTCGCCTATGAGGTCGGCGGGAATAATTCGCCGGACGGAGTTCGAAAGATTTACAGCAGATTCATGGGGAAGCTGTAAAGTTGTCCGTTTTGTCCGTTTTACCTGTGCTATAATGGTAGCATGAAATACTGAAAAGCGTTCCGAACCGGGGCGCTTTTTCTATGCCGAAAGGAGGAACCACCATGACCGAAAAGCAGAAGCGTTTCTGCGACGAATATCTGATAGATCTGAACGGGACCCGCGCGTATAAAGCCGCATATCCGAATGTGAAATCAGACAAAGCAGCCGGAGCAGCTTCGGCGCGTTTGTTAGGAAATGTTAGCATTCGAGCCTACCTTGACGAGCGCCTAGAGCAGCTACACAACGAGCGCACCGCCGACGCCGCCGAGGTCATGGAGTACCTCACGGCGGTGCTGCGCGGCGAGAGCGAGGCTTCCGTCGTAGTCGTCGAGAGCGTAGGCGACGGCTGCTCCGAAGCCCGGACGATCACGAAGCCCCCGGATGAGCGCGAGCGCCTGAAAGCCGCCGAGCTTCTCGGCAAGCGGTTCGGGCTGTTCACCGACAAGTTGAACGTCGAGGGGAATATCCCGGTGGTGATAGCAGGCGATGATAAAATTGCAGACTAATGCGAAGCAGATATACCTCCCGGAGCTTGTCGGCGGCGGCTACGGCGAATTCTGGCGGTTCCGGGGGAGATACCGCGTATGCAAAGGCTCCCGTGCGAGCAAGAAGAGCAAGACCTCCGCGCTGTGGTTCATCGTAAATCTCATGAAGCACCCGGCGGCGAACCTGCTGGTAGTCCGCGCGACTTACAACACGCTGCGTAATTCCTGCTTCACGGAGCTGAAATGGGCGATAGCAAGGCTCGGCGTCCAGCAGTACTGGCAGATAAATCTCAGTCCCCTGGAAATGACCTACCTCCCGACCGGGCAGAAGATTTACTTCCGGGGTCTGGACGATCCGCTGAAAGTCACCTCCATCACCGTTGACGTCGGAGTCCTCTGCTGGCTGTGGATAGAGGAAGCCTACGAGATCGACAGCGAGGAGAGCTTTGACACCCTCGACGAGAGTATCCGCGGGCAGGTGCCGGACGGGCTGTTCAAGCAGATAACGCTGACGTTCAACCCCTGGAATGAGCACCACTGGCTCAAGAAGCGTTTCTTCGACGCTCCCGACAGCGACGTCCTGGCAAAGACCACGAACTACCTCTGTAACGAGTTCCTGGACGACGCAGACCTGCGTGTTTTCGAGCGCATGAAGCGCGATAATCCCCGGCGCTACCAGGTCGCAGGGCTAGGGAACTGGGGCATGGTGGACGGTCTGGTGTATGAGAATTTCCGGGAAGCCGAGTTCGAGCTTTCCGACCTGCCGGGCACGGCGCGCAGCTTCTTCGGCCTGGACTTCGGCTACACCAACGACCCGACGGCGTTCTGGGCTGGTATGGTTGACGAGAAGTCAAAGAAAATATGGGTGTTCGACGAGATGTACGAGCGCGGAATGAGCAACGAGCGCATTGCAGAGCGCATAACAGAGATGGGCTACGCAAAGGAGGTCATTACCGCCGACAGCGCGGAGCCTAAGTCCATCGACCGCCTGCGCACGCTGGGTCTGCGGAGAGTCCGCGCCGCTCAGAAAGGCAAGGACTCTATCCTTAACGGCATCGACCGCATACAGGATTACGAGCTGATCGTTCACCCGCGCTGCAAGAACTTCCTTGTGGAGATCTATAACTACACCTGGGCAAAGGATAGGTTCGGACGCACAATAAACAAGCCCATCGACGATTTCAACCACCTCATGGACGCCATGCGGTACGCGCTGGAAAGCGATACGAAACACGCCAGAATACTCAACAGAAAGGAGATGGGCATTTACTGATGATAAAGCCCTTCACGATATCGCGGGAAACTCCGGTCACGCCGGAAGCCGCCTGCAAGTTCATCAAGGATCATACCCTGCACATGCACGCCAGATACGACCTGCTGGAGCGCTACTATGAGGGCGATCACCCGATATGCGGCCGTGAGAAGCGCTCAGTCCTCGCAAACAACAAGCTCGTCTGCAATCACGCGAAATACATCTCAGACACTTGTGTAGGCTACTTTGCGGGCAATCCGGTGAAGTATTCCTGCGATGGCATAGAGCCGCTCCTGGAGCTTCTGAGAGCCGCTGACAGCGACACTCAGGACATAGACCTTGCGCAGAAGGCAAGCATATTCGGCGCGGCGTACGAGTTCATCTACACCGACGAGGACGGACAGCCCCGGCTGTATTCCCCGGATCCGCGCCAGGCGTTCGTTATCTACGACGACACGGTGCGGCAGAAGCCGGTCGCGGGGGTGTATTATTACAAGCTCCACGACAGCGTTACGAACCAGGATACCGGGTATTCCGTGTATCTCTGCACGGCTAGCATGATAACGCATTTCGTCACCGATACCGGTTTTTCTCCGAAGTTGCCGGACGAAAACCGCCCCCACGGAATGAGCGGCGTGCCGCTCATCGAGATTTACAATAACTCCACCTGCGGCAGCGACTTTGAGCCTGTTCTGTCGCTCATTGACGCGTACAACACGCTCCAGAGCGACCGGGTGAACGACAAGGAGCAGTTCGTCGAGGCTATCCTGCTGATAAAGGGCTCGGTGCTCGGCGACGACAACGACGAGAAATCCGAAAGCTACAAGGCGCTCCGGGAGAACGGCCTGCTGGAGCTCGACGCAGACAGCTCCGCCGAATGGCTGACGCGGCAGTTCGACGAGAACAGCGTGGAGGTGCTCCGCAAGTCGCTGGAGCAGGATATACACAAGTTCGCGAACGTCCCCTGCATGAGCGACGAGAGCTTCGGCGGGAACGCTTCCGGCGTTGCAATGCGCTATAAGCTCCTCGGGTTTGAGCAGATAACGAAAATCAAGGAGCGCTACTTCCGGGAGGGTTTGAAGGAGCGCCTGCGGCTTCTCTGCAACTGGCTGAGCACCACCGGGAAAGCCGCTGTCAGCAGCCGGGATATCTCGATACAGTTCACCAGGGCGCTGCCGGTCAACGAAACCGAGGTCGCACAGCTTGTTTCCGAGCTGCGTGACATGGTTCCGCGGGAAATACTGCTCGGGCTTCTGCCCTTTGTGGACGACCCCGAGGGAGCCGCCGAGAAGGTCAGGGAGCAGCAGAACGATTTCCCGAACCTCCCGCCGGATATGACCGATGAACAGCCGTGATTACTGGGAGCGCCGCGCCGCTCAGGACATGTACGACCGAATGGGTTCCGCCGAGGAAACCGCCGCCGAGATGAACGCGGCGATAAAGCAGACCTCCGCGTATCTCGAAAAGGAAGTCAAGGAGGTCATGCGCGGAATGCAGTCTTTCGGTATCTCCGAAGCGGAAGCGAAAAAGATACTGAACGCCGCCGGAGGGGACGGTTCGGCGCTCCAGCGTTTACGCAAGGCGGCTCAGCAGGTAAGCGACCCGGAACGGCGCGAAGCGCTCCTAAATGCGATAAACAGCGCCGGAGCGTACCGTTACCGCATTACCCGTATTGAGGAGCTGAACAAGGACATCAACCGCCGCTGCCGGGAGCTGTACAAGACAGAGAACCGGCACGTTACGTCCGCGCTGCGGAATGTCGCGGAGGACAGCTACTACCGGGAGATTTTCAGCATACAGAAAGGCACTGGGCTGGGGTTCAGCTTCGCGAATTTTTCGCAGCAGGACGTTGACAGGATACTACGTTCAAACTGGGTCGGGGGGAATTACTCGCAGCGTATCTGGAAGGACGTAAGCGGCATGACTGCACGGCTGAAAAGCGAGCTTCTCGTCAGTATGCTGTCGGGGCGTTCCGGCGAAAAGACCGCACGGATATTTCAAGAGCAGTTCGGGGTGAACGCGTTCTGCGCACGGCGCATAGTCCGGACGGAGAGCGCATATGTCGCGAATGCCGCGCAGAAGTCCGCATATTCCGAAGCTGGAATCGACCGCTATAGGTTCGTTGCTACGCTTGATTCACGCACCTGCGAATGCTGCGCCGCCCTGGACGGCAAGGTGTTCGACCTCGCAAAGGCAAAGCCCGGCACGAACTACCCGCCCATGCACCCGTTCTGCCGCTCGACCACCATCGCGGACTTCGGCGACGAGGAGCTTGCAGGTCTGGAGCGCCGGGCTAAGGATAAGGACGGGAATACCGTTAAGGTGCCTGCGGATATGTCCTATGAGGAGTGGCGGAGGGAGTTTGTGGACAATAAATCCACCTCTGAAAACATGAAAGAACCTGCTCCGGAGATCGGAAAACGCAAAGATCCTTGTGCGAACGGGCATTACTTCATTGATAAGAGCGAAACGCCCCCGACCTGTACAGAAGATGGGAAACGTGAAAAGGTATGCGCTGTTTGCGGCAAGACCGAAGTTGAAACTGTTCCTGCCACCGGGCACAGATATGTCGATACCATTGTACAGCCGACCTGCACCGAAAAGGGGTACACGCTTCACAAGTGCAGCGTATGCGGCGACAGTTATCAGGACGCCGAAACTCAGCCGCTCGGTCATAATTATGAGGCAGTCAAAACAGTTCAGCCGACCTGCGTTGACAAGGGCTTTACAGAATACTGCTGCACACGCTGCGGTGATACATACACCGATGATATTCCCGCAACAGGGCATAAATTCGGCAAGTACAAGATAGTCACCAAGCCTACTTCCGTTTCAGAAGGGCTGAAAGTACGGAATTGCAAGGTGTGCGGCGAGAGCGATGAAGTAGCTCTGCCAAAAACCAAGACAGTTACCAAGGCTGAAAAGAAACAGAAGCTGCTTGATATAATCAACGGGGCCCAGCAAGATATTGACAAAATCGCACAAAAGCAGTATAATAATATATGGAAGAATCCTGTTACAGCCGCAGACTACAGCACAAAGCAGAGCGCTATTCAAGCCAAGAAGGATTATTTCAATCAGCAGCTTGCTTCAAATCCCGCCGACAAGGCAAAATGGCAGGCGCTGCTGAACGATCTGGATGATTTTGAGACCCAAGGCAAGAAATATGCCGCTTTGCAGGCAACAAAGAATCAGGCGCAGTCACAGCTCACGAAACTCGCTTCAAAGAGCGGCAGTTCGGCTTCGTTTGCACCGGACGCATATTCTCAATCGAGGAAGAATGCGGCGTATTGGTTTAAGGGCAACGAAAAGGCTTCAGCAGACGCTGCGCTTCGTCCGAAAAGTGGCACAGTGTGGCAGGCAGCAAGCTCCGACGAACGTCAGGCGGCATGGAAGTATACATCAGGTTCCGGAAGCTTTAATCGTCCCCTTCGCGGATACGATGGAAACTGGTATAATTACAAGGGTGTTGGAAATGTCAGTCTTGATAACGAGGGCAGCGGAAGTGCGATAAAGCATCTCACTGACCTGATTGACCGTTCTCAGTATAACTTCGATATCTGGCTCAATCGTGGAATAGAGACTTCATCCGGCGCTGCTTCGTTCCTGAAAATTCCGGAAACGGTGCTGACAGGTGCTTCTCAAAGCGACTTGAATAACCTGCTGGTCGGCAAGGTAGTCAAGGACGAAGCGTTTGTGTCATGCGGCAGCGCAAAGGGCGCAGGCTTTTCGGGGTATATTTTCAATGTTTATGCTCCGAAAGGCACTAAAATGCTTTATGCAGAGCCGTTTTCAGCTTTTGGACAAGGGCACGGCCAGAACTGGGACGGACTAAGCGGACAAACAAGTTTCAGCGGTGAATTTGAAACGATAATTCAGCGAGGAACTGAATTCCGCGTTACGAAGGTCGATAAGCAAGGGAGCAATATTTTCTTTGATATTGAGGTCGTTAATCAGCCGTAAGAAAGGGAGTGGTATGAATGGCTGAAAGCAGAAACCCTAGATGGGAAAAAGAGCCGTGGAGTACCACGGTTCCTTCCGGCAATATCCAGTGCAGGGACTGCATTTTCAGGCTTCGGCCTATCACTATTAACGGCGAAAGTTTTGACCGGTCTGCATACGGAAATTGCGAAATATATGAGTACCCTAACGCCAAGCCGAATGAGGTGTTATGGCAGGGTGATAATTGCCCGAATTACTCCAAAGAATAGAGGGGCTATCATGAACGACAAACTGAAATCAGCCGTCTACGGACTGGCTGTCGGCGACGCGCTTGGTGTTCCGGTGGAATTTATGAAGCGCGGCTCTTTTCGTGTAACCGGAATGACCGGATACGGTTCACATAATCAGCCTGCCGGTACATGGTCTGACGACACAAGCATGACGCTCGCAACCTGCGATTCAATAAGGGTGCTTGGCAGGGTCGATTGCGACGATATCCGGAACAGATTCCGTCAGTGGCTCTATAACGCAGAATACACAGTTGATAACGTGGTATTTGACGTGGGGAATACAACCGCCAGGGCGCTGCGCTGCGGCAAAGGCGAAGACAGCGAGTATTCAAACGGCAACGGCTCGCTTATGAGAATACTGCCGCTTGCGTTCACAAACGCAGAGGACGAGCTTATCGGTGAAGTGTCTGCGATAACTCATGCACATACCTTGTCAAAGAGCATTTGTATCAAGTATGTGGAACTGGCGAGGGCTTTGCTGAACGGTATGCCGTTCAAAGACGTACTTACTGACCTTGGCAAGGAAACAGCCGCACTGGCTGAACTCACCGAATTTGAAATAAAGTCAAGCGGATATGTAGTCGATACTTTCAGAGCTGCGCTGTGGAGCCTTGCAACGACCGATAATTACAAGGACGCGGTACTAAAAGCTGTGAACCTCGGTGACGATACCGATACTGTCGGAGCTGTTACCGGAGGACTTGCCGGAATCGTATATGGTACGGACGGTATACCCGGTGAATGGATAGATATGCTCAGAGGTAAAGAGATTATCGACAGGTGCTTGTTTTAAAACAGTAACATAATAATTAAGCGCTATGCAGCAATGCACGGCGCTTTTTTATTGTCCGAAACACGCTGACGACACTAAAAGCCCGCGCGGAATACAGTCATACGGACGTTAAACGGAGGTAACTATGGCAGACGAACAGACAACCCAGACCACACAGGAGCAGGGCGGCGCTCAGACCGCCGGAGGTGATCCTACCACATCTACACCCGAGCCGGAGGCGGAAAACAAACCGGAAAAGCCCACTGAAAAGACGTTCACCCAGGCAGAGCTCAACAAGATCATCGCGGAGCGCCAGAAGCGCTGGGAGAAGAAAGCTGCGGACGAAAAGGCGGAGGCTGAGCGCGTAGCCGCTATGACAGCAGACGAAAAATCAAAGCATGAGCGCGAGAAGCAGGAAAAGGCTCTCGCAGACCGCGAAGCCGCTCTGACGAAGCGGGAGCGCACCGCCCTTGCAAAGGAGTACCTCGCGGAGAAGAACGTCCCCGCCGCTCTGGTAGGGGCTGTGGACATCTCCGACCCCGACGGTATCGAAACCAGCGCGGCGGCAGTCGCAAAGGCTTTCACGGACGCAGTCAGCGCGGAGGTAGCAAAGAAGTTAGCCGGAGCTCCCCCGAAAAAGGGCGACCCCGGCGCAAAGGACCCATTCCTTGACGGACTGGGAGTTTAACAGGAGGTAATTTTAATGGCAGTAAATCTCGCAACAAAGTATTCTGACAAGGTCGACGAAGTATTCAGGCTCGGAGCGCTAACCACTTCGATGGCTGGCGGCAAGTACGAATTCACCGGAGCACAGACCGTCAAGGTCTACAGCATGGGAACCGCTGAAATGAACGACTACAAGGCGACAGGCTCCAACCGCTACGGCAACCCCGAGGAGCTGGAGGACACCACCGAGGAGCTGACCCTCACTCAGAAGCGTTCGTTCACGTTCACCATCGACGCCACCAACGCGGTGGATTCCCCGGCGGGTATCCGCGACGCGGCAAAGGCGCTCCGCAGACAGCTCGACCAGGTAGTTATTCCGGAGGTGGACGCCTACCGCTTTAAGACCGCCGCGAACAAGGCTGAGCACGTAGCGGTCAGCGCCACCAGCAACTCCACCGCATACAGTGATTTTCTCGCGATAAACAGCGCCATCAGCGACGACGAGGTGCCTGCGGTCGGCAGAGTGGCGTACGTTTCCAACGCGTTCCTCAATGCGATAAAGCAGTGCGACGGCTACACCAAGGCTTCCGAGCTTGCGCAGAACATGCTCATCACCGGGCAGGTCGGCGACGTCGACGGCGTGAAGATAGTCGCTGTTCCCAAGAGCAGAATGCCCGCCGGCGCTTCGTTCATCATCGCTTACGGCGAATCTGTGTGCTCCCCGGAGAAGCTCGCAGAATACAAGATCCACGACAATCCTCCCGGTATCGCGGGTCATCTTGTCGAGGGTCTGGTGTACTACGACGCGTTCGTCACCGAGAACAAGAAGTGCTCCGTCGGCGTTCACTTCGGCGCTATGGGCGAGATAAGAGCGTCCATGACCGCCGCCGGTTCCGGCAGGGGCAGGCTCAGGATCGCGCGCAACGCCGCCGGAAAGCTGATGTACAAGGCAGACAGCTCCGTCACCGTCCCGAAGTTCGGCGCGGCGGCGACTGGATTCACCGAGGTCCCTGCGGACGGCATCATCTCCGCGACTGCCGGAAACAAGGTCGCTGTAGTTTCAGTTGTGGACGATAAGGTCGTAGCGGCTTCCACCGTATTCGACGCGGTAGTCGGCGCATGACCCCGCTTGAGCGCTTCAAGCTCCTCGCCGGGATAACGGACGATTCGCAGGACGGGTTAATAACCGCCCTGCTGTCGGACGCGGAGGATTCTGTCCGCGACTATATCGGGCGGGAGGAGGTCCCGGCGCGGCTGATATCCGTGCAGGTTCAGCTTGCAGTGATAGCGTACAACAAGCGCGGCGCTGAGGGGGAATCCTCCCGCAGCGAGGGCGGAATTTCCCAGAGCTTCGACGGACTTCCGCCGGAGCTTCTTGCGCGGCTGAAAAACTATCCCAGAAAGGCAGGGGTGCTTTATACGGCTGATTCAGAACAGGCTTAAAACGCTCCCGCTTTCCCGCGCGGTGACTGCAAGGAGCGCCTATATCGGCACTGAAACCACATGGCAGCATATCGGCGATATCCGCGCGGAAGTCCAGCCGCTCTCCGATAACGCCACCGCCGAACAGTACGGCGTGAAGTTCAGCCGCTCGGTGGAGCTTTTCTGCGATGCCGTAACGGATATCCGCGAGCGCGACCGTGTGAAGCTCCCCGGCGGCACTTACGAGGTCAGAGGGGTGACTGCCTACGGCAACGTCAGGAAGGCGGTGTGCGAGCTGGTATGACGATACAGGAGCTTATCAAGAAAATGCAGTCCGTCCGCGCGGACAGCGGAAAGGCCCTCGACCGCGCCCTGCTCAGGGGCGGCGAGAAGATACGCGGAAACGCCGTCCTGCTCTGCACGGTGGACACCGGAGAACTCCGGAACAGTATCCGGGTACAGCGGATCGCGCCGGGCGTAGTCACGGTCGGCACCAACAAGGAGTACGCGATATTCGTGGAGTACGGCACCGGCACGCAGGGCGACCCGGGAGTGCCGCACACCGCAAAGCTGCTCTGGCGCTGGCAGGACGAACAGGGCAACTGGCACACCTCGCACGGGCACAGGGCGCAGTCGTTCCTCCGGGCGGCGGTCGGGAAGAACGAGGAAAAGAAGATATACGCCATCGTCGCGGAGGAACTGAGAAAGGCAATAGACAATGCTTGATATCAACATCATTATTCCGCCGCTGGTGGAAGATATCGTCCGGCTGGAGCCGCAATACCCGGAGATAGTTCCGGAATTCCCGCTGGCGATACTCACGCCGCTGGACATGGGTTCCGGCACGATAATTTCCGGCGAGGAACGGCTTGCGGCGGTGTCGTTCCAGGTGGACGTATACGACACGAAATTGCAGCGCTGCACTGAAACGGCGCTGAAAATCTCCGCGCGGCTGATATCCCGGGGATTCGTCCGGAACTCCGGCGCGGATATCCGGGAGGACGGACTGCACCGCCGTACGCTGACATTCAGCGCGGCGATAGACGAACACACAGGACTAGTTTACAGGAGGTAAATAATGGAGCTTTTAACAAAGGACACGCACCTTGATTTTTCTTCCGACGACGGCGCAACATGGCTTGAGCTGTACGGTCTGGAGAGCTACCCCGATATGGGCGCCGACCCGCCCAAGGTCAAGGTGACGAACATGCGCGACGCTAACGAGCGCTACATCGGAGGCATTCCCGACATCAGCGATATGAAGTTCGGGTTTTTCTACAACAAGGAGAAAGACCCTGACGCCGGAACGGTGATAAAGAAGAATTTCGCAAAGCTCAAGGAACTTGAGGAAGCTGGCGCGAAGATAAAGTGGAAGCTCAACTATCCCGACGGCACTTCCTACGCATGGGAGGGCAAGCCCACCGTATACATGAACGGCGGCAACGTCGGCGAGGCTATGAAGTACACTCTCAGCGTTACGCTTGAAAGCAAACTTGAGTGGAACGGAGGTAACACATGACAGGAGCATATCTGAAAATATCTGATGAAAAGAGCCTTGAGCTGCGCTTCACTGCGCGCCGGGCTGAGAAGCTCGAATCCGAGCTTGACTGCGACCTGCTGCGGGGACTTTCCCGCTGCCAGAGGGTCGGAGTGCTGACACGGTTCATCGCATGCGGCGCGGATATCTCGCATAGCGAGGCGTGCGACGCGTACGACGAGTTCGTCGATAACGGCGGCACCATAGAGGACGCGTCCGAGGTCGTCATGACCGCGCTGAAGAACGGCGGATTCATCGCGAAGTCGGCAGTAGAAGCCGCAAAAAAAATCCAGGGGCAGCTCCTCGACCGTGCAGCGCAGGGGAACTGATAGCCCAGCTACGAAAGACGGCGGTAGACTGCGGCGCTTATACGGAGCAGTTCTACGACCTCACCCCGGCGGAGCTCTGCGACCTGAACAGCTCCGCCGTGAAGCGCCGCACTGATGAAGCCCGGAGCCGCGCGGTGTTCGCCTGGCATACGGCGTACCTGACCGGACTTGCTACGAATGCTCCGAGGAGCTTCCCGCAGACCCCAGAGCGGCATTTCGGGGCGCTCATGCAGGACGATACTCCGGCATGGAAGCGCTCGCAGGCGGCGATGGCGAGGATAGCGGCCGTCCACAATCAGCATTACAGAGAGGAGGCGGGTCATGACCGTTGAGGAGCTGAACATAGTCATTACGGCGACCAACCGTCAGTTTAACGAGGCTTTGGACGATATAATGTCCCGCCTTGAGGGGCTGGAAGAGCAGTCGCAGCGCACCGCCGACAACGCCGGGAGCATATTCACGAAGCTCGGGGGAATGCTTGCGGGTCTGGGGCTCGGAAAAATAATCGGCGACAGCCTGACGAACGGCGGCGAGCTTGAACAACAGCTCGGCGGTGTAGAGGTCGTGTTCTCGGAGCACGCGGAGGCAATGAAAAAGACCGCCGCGACGGCATACAGGGACATGGGGCTGTCAGAGGCGGAATATCTGGCAAAGGCTAACAAAATGGGCGCGCTGTTCGGCGGGTCGGGCTTTGATATGTCGTATGCGGCGAGCATGTCGCAGCAGGTCATGCAGCGAGCCGCGGACGTGGCTTCCATCATGGGCGTTGACGTCAAGGACGCGATGGAAGCGGTCACCGGCGCGGCAAAGGGCAATTTTACGATGATGGACAATCTCGGCGTTGCCATGAACGACACGACCCTCCAGGCGTACGCGCAGGAAAAGGGGCTCGGCAAGCTCGAAACCACGCAGCAGAAGGTCAGCGCGGCAATGCAGATGTTCCTTGACAAGACGGAGTACGCCGCCGGGAACTACGCCCGGGAAAACGACACATTCTCCGGCTCGCTGACGACCACAAAGGCGCAGCTTGAGAACATGACCGCCGACCTCGGAACGCAGCTCCTGCCGACCGCGACTTCGCTTCTGACGATGGCGCGCGGCGGTCTGGAGCTGATAACGCCGCTCGTCGTATCGCTCGGCGAGGGGCTGAACAGCGCGGGTCAGTACCTGCTCGGCATGTCACCGAGCGCGAAAACAATGCTCGGGATAGCTGTAGGCGCCGCTTTAGCGATCCCGGCGGCAACTAAGGCGCATGCTCTGTGGACTGCCGCAAATGAGAAATGGAACAGCCTGCTCAATATCCTCATTCCGAAGGAAGCAAAGCGCGCAAATATCATGAAGGCTGCGGCGGGGTGGCTCGTTATTTTGGCGGGACTGTTGTCTATCGTGGCTTCGGTCGGAGCGACCGCCCGGGAGATGAACGAATCAGAAGGCGCTGCGATGGAGGATACCGCCGCCGGAGCCGACAAGGCAGCCGAAAGCACGGACAGCCTTTCTGACAGCATGGCAGGGCTGGGCAAGAGTGCGGATACTGCCGAGAAAAAGCTCGCGGACATCGACACGCTGAACATATTCGATTCCGGCAGCAGCACCGGGGGTGTAGATTTCAGTGCGATAGTTGACGGCGCAGAATCCGCGCAGGATTCTGTCGCAGGACTGACCGACGATCTCGCAGGCGTTACAGGCAATCTTGATGAACTCAGCGAAAAAACAAATAGCTTTAGCCTTGATGGGCTTGCAAAGAACTTCGGAGATACCTTTAAAGATATCAGAACGGGGTTTGCAACATTCCTTGACGGTTTTAACTTCAACAGCGATACGCAGCTGGACAGCCTGCGAGTGCTTGATTCAAAGGTCAGGGAGCTTTTCGGCGATGACTGGTCAGATTTCTGGACGGGCGTCGGGAGCACGATGTACCGGGCTTTTGGCGAAAACAACAGCGAGTACGACCGGTATATGGCGCTGACGGATATTCAGAACTGGCTTGAGGATATCAATGGATTTCTCACCGGGTGGATGGGTGAATTTGGCGAAGCCTGGAAAGAGTTTTGGATGGGCATAGGTTCGTGGATTTATGAGCAGCTTAATCCTGAACCAACGGATTACAGCACTCAACACAAGGAAGGCTGGGGCTCCGGAAGAATGCGCGGAGTTGATAACGCTGAATATTCGCCTGAAACTTACAGCGCCGGTAGTTTTTCTGGCAAAATGCGCGGCTACGATTACGCGGACTACTCGTCTGCGCAGAGCATGGCTGCTATCATGCCCGGCGGTTTGGCCGCCTCCAGCGGCGACATCAGACCGCTAACGGCAGACGAAACCAAGCAGGTGTTTGAAATCCACAATTACACTGTTCTTGATGGGCAGATATTAGGCGAAACCGTAACGCAGTATCAGAATAATGAGCAGACCAGGTCAAACGGATATTGACATTTGCAATGTGATGTGATATAATCTATTTAAATCCGAAAGGAATAAAAAGGAGGAATCACAATGACACCTGAATTACAGAAACCGGACGCTGCTCCGAAAACGCCCCGGGTAATTCCGCTCACACAGGAAGAACAGACTATGGCAGCTATGACGGCTATCAACATGAACCTCGCTGCGCTGCTTGAAAGTCAGCAGAAGGTCGAAAAGCTTGCAACAAAGCAGGCAAAGGACGTAACATCAATAAAAGCGGCGACAACTTTCTTCCTCATTCTGGGGATTATAGCGATGTTCCCGCTATTTGCAACGCTCATTCGCACCTGCGTGGGTTTGTGAATCTCAATTGCATATTTTGCGCTCTTGAAAAAGGGCGCATTTCTTTTGCCCGAAAGGAGGTACTTATGTCCGAGAAAACCGCCTCGATAATCAAGATAGACGGCGTAGAAATGCCCACGCCGAGCAGCTTCAAACCTCTCTATAAGGACTACGACAGCAAAAATTCCGGGCGGTCGGAATCAATGTACGCTACCCGCGACATCATCAGGTCGGACGTCCGGAAGATGTCGTTCACCTGGATAGTGCAGACCCCTGACCTGCGGAAGATACGCGAGGCTATCAAGCCCCCGAAGATACAGGTCAGGTTCTTCGACATCAACCAGCCCGCCGACGTTCAGTTCAGCACGATGGAGTGCTACGCCGACCCGAGCCGAGAACCGGAGGTGCTCCGCTGGGAGCCTTCCGACCCGGAAAAGAGCTGGTGGAGCTTCACCACGTCATTCACGGAGTATTGATATGTACAATGTTTCAGATACCTATAGGGAGCTTATAAAAGCGCCGGTCCGGTACACCGGGATAAGCGGCGCGGCAAGGCTCCGGGACGGCACTATAATTCACCTGACCGACGACAATATTGCCGCCGGTTCCCTTTCTATAACGCAGAAAATGAACGGCCGCGGGGACTTCCGCCCCGGCGGGGTGTACTCCGGGGAGCTTTCCTGCTCCCTTAAAGGCTTCGCGGGGAAAACCAGCGACCTTGACGGTGCGGCGATACGGCTCGCGTTCATTCTGTACCACGACAGCGATATGCAGGCTGCGAAGTCCGAGACGGTGCCGCTCGGGCGCTTCTATGTGGACGGCTCGTCGATAAAGCGCCGGAACGACACGGTAACGCTTTCCGCGTTCGATGGAATGGCACTGTTCGATGTGGAGGCGACCGAGCGCTCCGGCACGCTGTATGAGCTTGTGTGCGGCGCGTGTACTGCTGCCGGGTTAAGCTTCGGAATGACACAGACGGCGTTTGAAGCGCTGCCGAACGCGGCGCAGACCGCGAAGATAAACACGGCGCGTATCCAGACAGAACGCGACCTGCTGATGTATGTAGGCATGATGACCGCTTCGTTTGCGAGAATCAGCCGCAGCAACGAGCTGGAATTCGTGCCGCTCACATGTGAGAGGAACGACGGCGGAGTAATAGTCCCGGTGCGTGAAATAGCCGGGAATATCCGCTTCAATACGGATTTCTCTGACGATACGACCTGCATTGCGAAGCTGTTCACCAGGCGAAACGGCGCTGCGGTGTACTCCACAAGTGAGATATCAGCGGGCGGCAGCGAGAAGCTCGCGGTCATGGAACTGAACGAAAATCCGCTGCTTGCGGAGCTTTCCGACGACGTTGTCGCGGCGGTGCTCAACAACGAGCTTTTGCAGATGTACAAATGCCTGAACCGCGTTTTTGATTCGAGCTTCACCGGCGACCCTGCTCTTGAGATCGGGGATTATGTCCGGCTGCGGGGCGGCGCTATTGATACCGACCGGGGATACGCGACCGGTATGATAACCTCGCAGATCTGGAGGTACCGGGGGCAGCACACAATAAAATGCAGCATGCCCTCGTCCCTGTCAGCAGTGGAGGAATCCGTGGCGACGGCCTATTCTGCGGAGACTTCTACAGAATCAAGGCAGCGCACGCAGCCCAAATCCCAGACAGAAAAGCAGATAGACGAGCTGAGGAAGCAGCTCAGCCAGTCAGGAGGAGACGGCATGCTGCACGACGTGAACGGCAGCGCCGCATGCGCCTATTTATCCAAAGACAAGGACAGCGACATTACTCAGATAACAGCGCAAGGCGTTGACGGTGATAAACAGCTATCGCTAATGTGGTCGCAAAAGCTGAAGTATCTGGGGCTAAGCATTACGGACGCAAATGGTATGCAAGGCTGTGCGATCGAGGTCGAATATGGCAGTATAAAAATCAGCGGCGGCAGCGGTACGAATATTTATGTCGGAGATGATCACGGCAGCGGCAGTCTGGACATAAAAGGCGGTGGAATACACATCACCGGCAGCTCAGGCGGTTTAAATTTCCAGGCAGGCAACAACATGTTGTCGTTCACCGGAGATACAATTTATGTTAACGGCAAAAAGGTACTTTTGGAGGGATAAATCATGACATCAAAAACAATCGTCCTCACCGGCGAGGAAATCAGGGCAGATTACAGCGGCGGCACAAACGCCTGGCTCAGGAACGACGGCACGGCTACCGTGTACGCGTCCACTGCTCCGGGCGTTACAGCGGGAGCTGACGGAGTAGTCAGCATTCCGGCGGGACAGGCAGCGGCGATATACGGAGCCTGCGGAGCGGTGTACCTGCTCGGGACTGGCTCGGTTCAGCTTGTAGGCTCGGACTACACCGCATGCCCTTTTAAGACGTCAGCACAGGGCGGCGGCTCGGGTGCTGACGAGGTGGCAAGAGCCGCCATAGAAGCGCACGCGGCTGACGCGGATATCCACGTTACCGCCACTGAAAAGGCAGCGTGGAACGCGGTGAATTACAGCAATCCGAACCTGCTGATAAATCCGGATTTCCGTATAAATCAGCGCGGGCAGGCTGAATACACCTCCGGCTACACGGTCGACAGATGGTATTCCCCCGGGAAGTGCAGCGCAGCGCCGATTTCCGGCGGTGTAAAGCTCACCTCTACGGTAACAGCGTCGTCAACAACCCACGCTTTTTGGCAGGATTTTGAGTTCCCGCTTCCACCGGGAAAATACACGCTATCTCTCAAGGCAGCGGACGTCACCGGAGTATGGGCCGCGCGTATCCGCACTGTGACCGCAGCCGGGGACTACGTTGACAGCTACTATACTCCCAGGCTTCAGGCTGGAATAAACAGTGTGACGGTAGATCTTTCTGACAGCGAGTACATATCAGCGGTATCCGTGAGCCTGAACAAAGGCATCGAAATTGGAGATTCGCTTACCATTGAGTGGATGAAGCTGGAGAATGGCTCTGCAACACTGTTTGTTCATCCCGACCTGGCGACCGAGCTTGAGAAGTGTCAGCGTTTCTATCAGATACGGAGCACAAACGACATCGACCCGCTGGATTTACGTCCCAGCATGAGGACAATAACAGACATCAAGGCAGTAGAAGGAGGATACGCATATGTCGCAGAATTATGATGAAATCATCGAACCGCGCGAAAATGACGAGCAGCGTGCTGCTCGGGAAAATCGGCTCAGAGCCGCCAAGATATCCCGGAGATTTTCCGAAATCGACCGTGCAAGAATACGCCCGCTCGCGGCAATAGTCGCGGGCGCAGGCACGGACGAGGACAAGAGCAGGCTCAAGGCGCTGGAGGAAGAAGCGGCACAGCTCCGTGCGGAGCTCGCAGATATGGAGGGTACATAATGGACAGCAGTATTATTGTAGCGCTCATCGGAGCAGCAGTGACCGTTGGCAATGTGCTGTTTACAACGCTTGCAACGCGCAAGCAGAAGCGCGATGAGCGCACAGAGCAGCTTGAAGCAGGCGTGCAGTGCTTGCTGAGAGCCGAGATAATCCGGTCGCACGAAAAGTATACCGAGCGTGGGAAATGCCCGATATACGCTCAGGAGGCGCTCACAAGAGCATACAAGGCGTATCATGCACTTGGCGGCAATGATGTCGCGACTGAGCTTTACAACGACCTTATGGAATTACCGAATAACTGAGGAGGAAAGACACTATGAATTTTGGACAGGCAATCGAAGCACTGAAACAGGGTAAGAAAGTAGCACGCGTGGGTTGGAACGGCAAGGGTATGTACCTCGGACTTATAAAAGGAAGAAGTCTTGACAGATGTTTTGACCCGGATAGCGCCCCATGCGTGGACAGCATTTGCATGAAAACAGCGCAGGATACGGTCGTTGTTGGCTGGCTTGCCAGCCAGACCGATATGCTTGCGGAGGACTGGGTAATTGTGAAGTAAGGAGGAAACATCATGAAAATCGATTGGAAGAGAAAGCTTACATCGCGGAAGCTCTGGGTGGCGCTGGCGGGATTCATCGCGGGACTTATCGTAGCGTTCGGCGGGTCGTCCGAGACAGCGGAAACCGTTTCCGGCTGCATACTCAGCGGCGCAGCGGTCGTGGGGTATGTCATCGGCGAGGGGTTGGCTGATGGCGCGCACAAGGAGGATAGTGACGATGGCGATAACATTTGAAGCCTACGCCCGCAATAACGGAGCGTTCAAAGCCGCCCGTCCCATGCCGCATGGTAGTCCGGCAGGCATCATAATCCACTCAACCGGGGCGAATAACCCGAACCTTAAGCGCTACGTCAACGCGCCGGAGATCTGCGGTGAGAATCCCTACAGGAACTACTTCGACCGCCCGGACAGCAATGTCTGCCCGCACGCGGTCATAGGCAAGGACAAGAACGGCGAAGTGAAAGCGGCTAAGCTGCTTCCCTGGAACGTCTGCTGCTGGGGCTGCGGCTCGGGCTCAAAGGGAAGCTACAACTACAGCCCGGCGTACATACAGATAGAAGTCTGCGAGGACGCGCTGAACGACCGCGCCTACTTCGAGGAGGCCTTCGGGCTTGCCGCTGACCTCTGCCAGCGCCTCATGAAGAACTACCCGACAATTAAGCCGGGAAACATCATCAGCCACAAGGAGGCTTGCGCCCGTGGCTACGCTTCCAACCACGGCGACCCCGAGCACTGGCTCGCCAGGTTCGGCAAGAATATGGACTGGTTCCGTTCTCTGGTCGCGCCGGAGAAGCAGGTCAGGATCACCGCCGAGATAACCGTCGGGCAGAACAAAGTAGAGCGTTACCGCCAGGTGCTCCAGGCGCTTGGCTGCTCCGTGAAAACTGAATAATGGCTATCCCCGGGAGTTTTCCCGGGGATTTTTTTCTTGTTGACATCGTGTCGAACCGTGTGATATAATGTAAAAGAAAAGGGGGCGTATAAATGACATTTGAAGAGAAGATGTACCATGTGGCGATATCACGCGGTCACGCTGACGCAAAAGCGCTGGCATATTTTCTGTTCCGTGAAATAATTGAAGAAGCTCATACGAAATATAACATATCGCAGGAAGACATGAAAGCAATGAACAAGAGAGCGTGCAATAGAGCTGCCTTGTATTTGTCCCTTTCGGGAAAAGAAAAAGAAGCTTTTAAAATCGAAGCTATTGAATGCAACGGTTGGGATTCACCAGAATGCACAGATGAAATTATCTCCCAAAAGAAGTTTTATCATGATATTGCTAAGTTCCTATAACGTGAAATGATATCCCCGGGGTGCTGGCTCCGGGGATTTCGTCATTTTGTACAAAATCAGTCGCGCAACTTTGGCGGCTTCAAAGTCCCCGATTTGGTTGCCGAGAGCCCAGCAAAACAGTTTGTACCGTAAACTTGACACCCATGTTGACACCCATACTTACGAAAAAATACGCAAAAATGCGGCATAATACATTTGCAACGCGTCACGATTCCAGATAGCAAAAATCCCCGCCAGATGGCTTGTAGAGCTGTCTGACGGGGTTTTCAATTTGGTACGCCTGATGCGATTCGAACGCACGGCACATAGCGTCGGAGGCTATTGCTCTATCCAGCTGAGCTACAGGCGCATATCAACTTTATATATTATATCACATTCAGCAATAAAATGCAACTGTTTTTTATAAAATGTAGTCTGCCACGCAAAACGCAAAAAACTGACAAGCAAAATACAAAAAAATCCGCCAGAGAAAAACTTCCTGGCGGATTTAAAACATATTTAAATGGCTTTATAATGCCATTTTAGAGAAACAAACCAGCAAAACAGCTTGAAAAAAGTGCAGAAAGCAGCACTTATTCAGAGCCGTTTTATATTTTTGTTAGATGTGCACAAAACGGCGGTCAAATCACTCTGACTTCGAAGCGGAAGCCTCAGCCTTTCCAGACTGCGTTCCGAAGTAGAAGATCATGATGATCTGGAACATGTCCGTGAAGTTGTCTACCGCGATTTTACCAGTGATAGCAAGGTAAGAAAATACGCCGGTAAGTACCAGCGTAACGATAGATTTAACGTTTATAAGCTTAGCCAGCTTGTTAAGCATTATTATCCACCTCCACAATAAAAGCGCCGAATCCTGCGGCTTTTACCTTATTCATATACTGCTCGGCATTCTCCCTGCTGCTGAATGCTCCGACCTGAACACGATACAGCTTCTTCGGCTTGACAGCAGCGGACGTAATGTATTCATGCAGAACAGCCCAGCGGTTTTCATCAACATAGTACCACGGGCAGTATTTACCTGTCAGGTCATAGTGCCGCAGGACATTTCCAGCCGAAATACTGTACTTCTTCATAAGTTCCTGCACGAGTTCCCGCAGCGCCGATATAGATGCAGATTCAAATTCTCCACCCGCCTTTGAATAGCAGACCTCGATATGCAGCGTTCCGGCATTTTTGCCGCTTGCGGCATAGGCTATCTCGTTATCAGGAATGATACGGATAACCTTACCGTTCAGCCCGATTATGTACTGGGTGCTTGTCCAGTTGTTAGTTTTGCCAGGGAACATTCCTGCTGCAACATTAGAGTAAAACAATGCCAGTCTGTCGGCGTCAGTTCCTGACTGCCCAGTGTAATGCACACAAATTCGTTTGGGTGTTGACTTGGTTCCGGGACGGTTATACTTATTAATAGGAATAAGCTTTTCAGTTATTTTCATGTTCAGAACCTCCATTTATCTGCTGTTCAAGTTCGTTGATTCTCTTTCTCCAGCCTGCGCGTTCCGCAAGCTTGTCCGCGTACTCTTCCCGGGTCGCCGCACCCTCCGCGATTTTCGCGGATATGTAATCGGTGTCGGCAAGATTGCGCTTGAGCCGGGATATCTCTGCCTGTGCCGCTATCCTCGCACGCTCAGGGGCTTTCTCCTCGTCTGTGCGGAGTATCGGCTTGCCATCAACGAGCTTGTAATTATACAAACCAACCTCGTCGGTAAGCCCATGCTCAAGATAGCAGCCCTGCGCATGGTGATACTTGTCACCCTCCCCGCGGTCAATCTCAATCCAGCTTGCACCGTCGACAAACGCACTGGAATTGATGTCAGTGATTATCCCGCCAGAATCTGTTCTGGCGTAAACTATGTATTCTTCCATGTTAGCCTCCTTAAAGTTCCGCACTGAGAACTATGCTTCCGACAGTATCGAGTTTGTGACTGAGCTCGTACTGTTCTCCAACGTTCAGCGGGTCGGTTACGGTAACAAGCAGCTTGACAGAGTTTGAATTGCAGCCTCGCACCTGAATATTTGCGGCTTCAGAGTAAACACTTCCGTCCTTAGTGCTGCTGAGCACGACGTTTTCGAACGAAACCGAAGGAACGGTGCGGAACGAAGCTGGAGCGTACAGATAGAAAAGCGCATAGCTCGTGCTGTAGGCTTCGGCAAGCCCCGCGCGCAGCAGACTTCCGCGGAGCACATACAGGTACCGCTGACACTTCGCAAGCTCCGCGGCGTAGTCGGGCGGAACAAACGGAGTTGCCAGTGAACCGTTCTCCAGCTTCACCCATGCGAGCTTCAGGGAGTTCCCGGCTTCGGTTCCCTTGTTGAACCCGATGGAAACAGCGGAGATGTACTCGCCCTCGGGAAGGTCGACCGATACCTTGTTCACTCCCTCGCGGAGCACCGAAGTATAGTAGCTGTCCACGTAATCCCCCGAAGCGTTCACGGTGCGGATTCTCGCCGACCATACCCCGGATACCTCCAGAACGTTCAGCGAGAGCGTGTACTTTCCGGGAGCAAGCGGAAACTCGATGTTCTGCCAGAATGCATGGGTGTTTGAAGTCAGCGCCGCTGTAGCGGTCAGTCGGATTCCATCGGATTCCGGAGTAGCTTTGCACTTATCGGTGGAGATATACCACCTGTCCACAGTGTAGCCGGTGGAGTACTCGCTCAGCCCGCGCTGGTTTACTCGGAAGTCTGGATTGTCAAGCTCGTTCTTTCCGCTCAGCGTATTCCAGTACGCCTTCTCATCGGCGGTGACGTGGATATCCGCGTTGTTTTCGTGTGCATTAAGCTCGTTTCGCGCTACTTCGTCCACACCACCCGAGCCTCCTGCCGATGTGGACACCTTAAAAGGGCATGCGGTGTAGTCGCTCCCTACAAGCTGCACCGAGCCAGTACCGAGCAGGTACACTGTCCTGCAAGCCCCGTCAATTCTTACCGCCTGCCCCGCCGGAATGCTGACTACTCCGTCAGCGCCTGCTGCAACGCCCGGAGCAGTGGACGCGTACACCGTTGCAGTGCCGTCGTTCCTGAGCCAGGCGTTTGTGCCGCCCGAGTAATCCGCCCTGATTTCCGCGCCCGAAAGCGCTATCGTCTTTGATGTCATGTGTGTTACCT